TTCATAAGGTCGTATATTGCCATAATGATCGTCCCCGCCGCCCCAGGCCCACCGGGCGAACCTTAGCTTCTGGACGGACGCGTCCGTATAGACCTCGTACATCCAGTCCTCCAGCTCTACCCAGTCATTTTCGAAATCCATTCCGAACTTGAGGCAATAGACCGAGCCGGAAGCAGTAAAACCTCCACCGGTGTCGACCGTGAGGTACCGATTGATGGGTTGTGGCCTCGAAGCCACGCCGTCCAGGTAGAAGATGTTACCATTCGCCAAGACCGCCGAGCACACTATCCAATATAGCTGACCGGGGACGAGGTTCAGTACCTTGGGGTCCGAGGCGTTGTTCAGAAGGTCGAACTCAATCCAATCGTCGGCCCCGGCGCCAGAACCGAATTTCGAATAAGCGTAGTCGACCTGGACGATGTTGGTGCCCGATGGGATGCCGTTGCTATCGGGGCGTATCTGGACGCGGAAGTTAGATGAGAACGCGCCGGCAGCCCGGTAGCCCTTGAGCCATATCTTCCGGAGGGTGCCGGCCCGGGCCCGGAAGCACTGGGCCGGAACCGACCCGGAGCCGAGGCCGGTGAAGGTGGTGATGGCGGTCTCCGTGAGGCCGCTATTTACATATTCTTTCATCTCCAGGACCCTGACGCTCTCAAGGGGCACCTGGACTTTCGCGCTCTCGTTGAGATCGACTTCAAAGAGCTGGTTATATCCGCTCGCATGATTGGTTACGGATACAGGGTACTCTTTATCGACGATATGAGTGTTACCCCATGCGGTTGTGGGAACCTTCCGATCGGCGATCCTCTGGAGCATATCAAGGCAATAAAGGGGAATATTCTTGGATTTCAGGTTTTTACCGAGGCCTCGGACCCGGCCGTAAAAAATGGAGTCGCCCCATGTGATCTCGCCGATCTCGCGTCTATAGAACTTTACGACATCGTCCTTTGCGATGGTCCGGCTATCAGTGGTCCTCCTGAGGATGAACTTCGCCTTCCCGACTTTGTTCCTGGCGAGGCCGATCTCGTATCTGACGAGGTAGAGGGCATCAGCCTCTGACGAGAGTGACCCTACCTCGAGCTTATACTCGAACCTGTCCTGTTGAACCATTTCAACACCTATGTCTATGAATACGGCCTTTCCTTGATATGGGCCGTGTAATGAATGGTCGCGGTGACGGAATTCTCGCCCGCCCGTTCCTCGGGTTTGAACTCGTCGAGGGTGGCTTTCGCATAGTGCCCGTTCCTCCAGGTCCACTTGACGATCTCATCCTCGTCCGCGAGGAGTTCGTGCATGTCGGCCATGAACGCCATATGGTTCAGAGGATGGTTCCAGAGGGTCAGGTTGTCATATGTGACGCGCCCCTGGATGTCCACCGATCGGGACAGGTGTCCGGTGACCTCGCCGTCCTCCCCGAATGATCCGTGGAAGGCGCTTTCCGCGATGATCTTCGGGGGCTCCTTGTGGTTCAGGACCGCCGGCATATGATAGAACACAATGTAATAGTCCGATGAATAGATCGTTGGGAGGAGGCCGTGGAACAATGATCTTGTCGTGGTGATGGTCCCGGTGGGCTTGATATACCATTGGTTGATGCTCGGCGAATAGCATGACACGAGAGAGTGGCTCAGGGTCCATGTTGCCGCGACGACCTGCTCCTCAGGGGACGTTGTCACCGAAAACCAATACTCGCTGTCCGTCAGATTCAGGGTCGATGACTTGACCAGGTTGTTCATGTGGAACACATGGGCGAAGGTGCATGTGAACGTCCCTGCCGAGATGTCGATGCCCTGGGATGGCCCGGCATCCGTGACCGTGTGGCCCGATCTGGACAACCGACCCTCCTCCTGCATGAAGACCCGGTATGTGGCATCGCCCAGGAGCGCCATGGTTGCGCCTGACGCGATGGTGATTGCGGCCGTGGACTTGGACCGCATGAACACATCCAGGTCCTCTCCGGCGCCCGTGGCGGTCGTGGCGTCGACCGTGAGGACCACTGAACCATTGACATTGATGATGTCGGCCTCCAGGTCGCCCTCGATGGTCGTGTTGTTGGTCTCATAGTCGACCGAGACCCCGTCATCCGCCCAGAAATCGCCATATGTCCGGGTCAGGTCGAAGTTGACGGTCGCGGCCGTCCCCCCGTCCTCGAGATAGACCAGGACCGTGTCCTCGTTGTCGGGGAGTTCGGTGTAACTGGAGACCGTGATGTCGCCCCCGTCCGGGATGACGATGATATATTCCCCGGGCGTCCCTGCGTCACCTATGAGGACGGCCCCATCCCCGAGACATATGTTCTCCGGGTCCCAAGAGGAGTATGTCATCTCGACGGTCAATCCGTCACTGACCTGGATGTCGCATCCGGAGCAGTCTTGAATAGTGATGTGGTCTAAGCCTGATTGGGACTTCGTGAACGTCATGCCGTTCTCGGCGTGGTTGATGTCGTTATAAGTGAAGGACGTAACCGTTGTCCCACCCTCTATCCATACCCCCGAGTTCCCGCCAGTGGTCTTCGAGTAATAGAAGTCGCACTGATCGATGTCGATGGTCCCCGCGAACCTGGCCGTATCATAGGCCCGGAATTCGGTATAATCCGCCGTGACATCGATGGCGCATGTGTAGCCCCAATAGTTTGTAGGCGCGTCCCCTCCGGCGGATGCGAAGTAGACGAAGTGGAGGGCGTCGCCCTTTGTGGTTAGGGTTCCGGCGGATGCGCCGAACCCGGAGGAGGCGTCGTCATCGAACGTCCAGGTCAGGGCCGTTCCCTGGCCCGTGGCGGTCGTGGCGTCTATGTCGAGTTCCCCGCCGGACTGGACATCGATGCCTATGAGGGACACGGTCTGGCCGTCCGTGACCTTGGACCCGGATGTTATGGTTAGGGTTTGCTCGAAGTCTGCTGTCCCGGCGTTTAGGTCGAGGATGCCGGTCCCGGATGTGCCTACGGTCCCGTCTCCGTCGAGGGTGCCGGTCAAGTCGAACTCATTGGCCGACACGCCGAAGGTTGTGTCGGTCTTTACGGTGAGGTCCGTGACTTGTTCGTTCTCGTCAGCATTTACCACGGTGGAGCCGGTGTTTACGTCCCATAGAATGATGCTGTCGCCGTCGGCCGGGTCGGTCGTGGCTTCGTCCACGTCCACGGAGCCGAAGTAGTCCATGCGGGTCGCTGTGCCGTTCACGCCGTCCACTATGAGGCCCATAGAGCCGACGGTCTGCTTCACGTCGGGGTCCGAGTTAGTTGGCGACCATGTCACCGTAGTCATGTTGATGACCACATCTCCGGCACCTACGAGATATACGTCCTGTGAACCGTGGCTGGATGTAGAGCCATTCTCATCCTCGTTGAACCGAACGTTCGTGCCGAAGTCCCAAGGCGATGACCAGACGCCTCCTGTATTGACGAGGACGCCGTAAGTGGAGCCCCCGAAGGAAACGTCCGAGAGGGACCATGCCGTTGGATATTGATTGACATAGACGCCCCTGTTCATCATGTTATGGCATTGGTTATAAGTGTGATCGCTGTTCGTTTCCACGAGGACGTAGTAACCATCCTCAAGGATGCATTCCGAGAATGAGAACGTCCCCTGTCCTTGGAGAATGTTCGATGTGTTGGACCCGCCCCATGATATCGTGAAGTCGGAGCCATCCCCGTCAATGGACAACGTTCCATTATTGTCGATGGCCTTCGTGTTCGCCATAGTTATGGACCCGCCCCCTGCAGACGCGCTGGAGATTTCACCGCCCGTGTTGATGGTTACATTGTCGTTAAGGGTCCAGTCTGCTGCGGACAAGTCTATCTTCCCTCCATTGGCGACGGTCGTGGTCCCAGTGATGTTCACTGAATATCCCGCGTTGGTCTTGAGGTCTCCATTTGTGACGGCGAGGGCTCCGTCGAACACGGTGGACCCGGAGGTTATTTCGACATCGGCGGTCGCGTGATTGATGGTAAGATTATAAAGATTGCCCGACGTCCCGGTGAGGTCGGCCTTCGTTGCCGTGGATGTCGTGATAATCGTCGTTCCTCCGTTGTTGGTCCAAATCGCATCATTGTCGATGGCAAACCCTCCGGCAGTTTCCCCGGTGATGGTAGTATTCTGGCTTGTGGGCTGTAGGTAGTTCCCACCGGTCAAGGTCAAGGACTTGAACGATGTCGCTCCGAAGCGGTAGGTATTCGTGACATGGCCTATCTGTCGAGCAGTTATTGAACAATTACCGGTAACGGTGAGAGGCAGGGTTTCCGTGGCGGTCGCGGCGAGAGCCCCGGATACAGTGAGGTCGTTCCCCGCCGATATACCGTTCACCGATGCCAAGATGTAATATGACGCATTCGAGATCTGTAGATTATAGAACGCATCGCCCCCACTGTTGAGGAGTGCGTCCGATGTCAAGCTCGTTCCATCGATAAGAGTCAGGCCGTCATTGTGGACATATGCCCCGGCGGCATCTATATACCAACAATATCCAGCATCGCTTTCTCCTTTGATTTGAAGTGTTCCGGTCGGGCCGGTCGTTGAGCCTCCCGCGTTAACGGTCATGGATTTGAAATAGTTGGTCTGTCCGTTGATGGACATGTCCAAGGTTCCGGTGACGTCCGCGTGGCCAGTTATTTCAAACCTCCCGGCGGCGTCTATACACTGGGCCGTCCCGGAGTTAACGATGAGGTCGTTGGTCGCTCTGACATATCCGTTGTTGGCTTGCAACGTCCCGCCATCGACGATGATGTCATGGGCGACCGTATGCCCATACCCGTAACTGTCCCATGTTCCGGCCGTGACCGTGAGGTCATGGGTTGGTAAAAATCCGCCCTGGACATACACGGTCCCTCCCGCGCCGTCGAACTCGACATCGTAAGGGCTTTCCCCGGTGGCCGAATAGAAATCGATATAGGCGGTTCCTCCTCCATAGGTCAATTTGACGAGGCACGAATTATAGGTGATCGTGCCGTCATTGTCAAAGGCATATCCACCGGTCGCCTCCTTCGAGGTTATGACCACGTCCTCGCTGTCGAACACGACCGTCCCGGTGTTGATGAGGGCCCCGAGGGTCAAGTATCTTGATAGGGATGCGTCATAGAAGTTCAGGGTTCCTGCGACTACGCAATCTTCAACGACCGTGAGCCTCGTGTCGGGGTTGGTCCAGTCGGTCAATTGCCCCTGTGTGATATTTAGGTCATGCTCGACATAGACGTGGGCATTCGTCGCCCCCGCGATGTCGATGGCCGCGCCAGCATGGTTGATGGTGAGATCGTAGAACTTGTTCGATGGAACACCGGCGGACGCCCCGGGATATAAGTGACTCGCCGTCGGGGTCGTTATTATGACATGACCTCCGTTGTTATTGACGGTCCCGCTCCCAACTTCTAGGCAATATCCAACAGACGATTCGCCATCGACCGTGAGGGTGTCCGATGGCAAGTTCAATGTCGCGGACCCGCTCGCGGACTTGAGGCTGTTGAATACGCTTGTCGGGTCGATGCTGTCCATATCCAACGTTCCGGCCGACATGAAGATATCGTGCATATCCATGACGCCGTCGCCCATGTCGAACGTTCCTGCCGTGTGCGTCCATAGACCCTCGACGGTCATGTCGTCGGGGTTTCCTCCAAGCGTTATGGAATGCGTCGGATGGTTGAACGTCACCGTGTTCAAAGGCAGACCGTCAGATGGTGCCCATAATACACCGGCCCCGAGGGCGGTATCGAGGGATACTATATTGCCGTTATTGTGGTCCCATGTCATTGTGGTCTGGTTGAATATGAATTGGTATCCGCTTGCGATGCCTTCACCGGCACCGGCCCCGCCCGTGAGCGTCATCGTGTCAGAGGTCAGCGTCGCGTCCGATGTCACCGTTCCAGCATGGAAATACTCGAACTCGTTCGCCGCGTTTCCTCCGTCGAAGGTTCCACCATGCAGATAGAGGCCCTCGGCGGTGAGCGCATATGTCGCCGCGTCGAACCCTGTATCGACGGGGATGGATATCTCGTCGGCGTTCGCCATCGCCGCGCCGAGGGTGTAGGACGTCGCGGTATAGGCCCCGTTGCTGTCATAGTAATCTGCAAGGGTCAAGTCCCCGGTGATGTCGGCGGTCTGCCATCCCGCGTCCGGCGTCGTTGATGTCAATGGACCATAGACTGTGAAATCAGGGGTCGCGTCCTTTGCGATAATCCATGCGGACCCGCTATTGATGGATACGCCGTGGGTGATTGTGCATTGGTCGAGTTGGGCAGAACCTCCGTTCGCCATTATAATGTCGTATTGTAGATAGCCGGTGCCTCCGCGTTGGCTGTCGAATGTGCATGATGTGAACGTCGGGGTCGTTGTCGTTGAAATCCAGACAGCACCATAGTCACCGCCGGATGATGTGAACGTGCAATTCTCCATCTGGGTATAGGTCTGTCCGCTCCCGGATAGTTGAAGGCCGAGGCCGTTGTTGGTATCCCCGCATGTGCTCTTGAAGTATTCAATGTCGATGATGGAATTGGTTGAGAGATTAACGACATCCGTGTCATAGAACTCGACCTCGTTCCCCGCGCCTCCGGTCATTTCGATGGTTCCAAATACCGTAACGGCCTTCCCTGGATTTCCAGTTATGACGGTTGAGCCCGTCGTGCATTTGAACGTATCATTGGCCGTTATGATGACGCCATCGATGGTGACGTCGTCATCAATTTCAATAGTAATCCCGCCCCCGCCGGAAGTGATGTCAACCTGAACGTCGGTGAGCGCGAGATGGATTGTCGCACCGGAAACGCGGTCCCAATTGAGGTCCGATGTGTCTATGATTGCCGGGAACGATGCGTCCGCTCCGGTGATATAGATGTCGCCGGCATTAGAGGGCGCGAAGGCATGACCGCCCTTGATATATCCAGATGCGGACCAAGAGCCGAAGGTATATGTCTTGGCGTATGTCCTGATATCATATCCAAAAACCCATGACAATTCATGCTCGATGGTCGCGTTCATGTTGAGGTCGAGATAATAAATCCCGCCCGCCTTTTGAATGTCGTAGAACGTCGTGTCATTCCCGTCGATGGCCGCCGTCACAGCCGTGGGTGCGGTGATCAATTTCCCGTCGTTGTGTGCGAAGGTCCCGCCGTTCATGTAAAGGCGATACAATATTGTGAACGAGCCGGAACCGTCGGGGGCCTCAAACGTGCCCCCTGTTGAAATAATATAATATGCGTTGCATGTCCATGATGCATCCTCGCCGAACGTCCCGCCGGATATGGTTGCGAGCCAATCGATAGTCATCGAATTGGTCCCCGGCAGGAAGTCGCCGACGGCCCATGTGACGGCCCCGTTCTCGGACCCGGCGTCGTCGACCGTGAAATCGTCGCCGAGGTCGAGGTCGCCGGTGAAGCCGACGGCGGACGTCAACTCCCCTATGGTGATGGCGGCCGAGGTTGTGATGGTGTCCGCCGTCGCGTCCAGCTTCGCCGTATCGTTGTTGTCGTCGGGCACCGTGCCAGCAACGTCCCAGTTATCGAGCGTAGACCAATCATTGTCCGCGCCTCCACTATCCCATATATAATCGGTGTGGTTGAGTGGTGCGTAGGGGAATAGATTGACCCCCTTGCACGTCACCCATCTCCAATCCTTCGACACCTTGAAGAATGCACCGTCCTTGAATACGTCCCCGTACTTGAGGTCGGCCTCGTAGAAGTATTCTATGATTTCGGTGCCAAACGCCTTATCGCGTGTCTTTAAGACAATGCCGGGGGGATCGAGGCCGCTATCTTCCATGAGGCGTATGATTTCGCCACGGTTGACCCTATGCTCCTTGGCCAACTTATCGACGGACACGCCCGAAGCGAGTGCCTGCACGATTATGGGTATGATTTCCATGTCCTCGGGCATTATGGATACATTGAAGTATTTGAGAAGGTCGGCGTCCATGGTGTCCTTCTTCGCATTGAACGCTGTGTATTCCCCGTCCATGTTGTAACGGGTCGGCCTTGTTCTAACCGCCTTTTGGTCCTTCTTTACATCAGCGGTCTTACTCCAATGTATCCAATTGGTCATCGCCTCAATCCTCCTTGTCCTGCTTTTCGAGGTCCATGATATAGTCCACTTCATATACGCCCTTCTTGCGCATGGCCTCGCGGAACACACGGGACGATACGGGTTTGGTCTCCTTGCCCATGGTATTCCGGTCCTGACGGTTTAGGCCGTCCGGCCTTGTCTCGACCCCGAGCGTCCATAGGACGGACATCGGAATGTTGAGTTCTTCCTGCTCCACCTCGCCGTACCCCGCGCCGATGGCCTTCTCGATGCCCCGCTTCACGCGATAGCGTAGTTCTACCAAGTCATCAAGGGCATACTTATCCGTGGAGACGGTCGATTTTAGGGTTATGGTTACAACCCCTTCCTTGTCCGTTTCACAGTTATAGTATGTATCCATGAAGTCCTGATGCTCCACGGCCACCACGCGAATTAGGTCCACGAGGATACGTTCCTGCTTCGCGCTGCTAAAGCCCCGGCCCGGCTTTTGGGCCAATTGGACCTTTAGCAGATACGTGTTGTCGCTCATTTTTCCTCCCTCACATTTTCCTCAAGAGCGGGGACCTCGGCATATAGGCCCTTCTTGACCCATGGTGCGAGGCGCTTCTTACGGGCGGTTTCGTCACCGCTCAATGAGATGGATATCTTCTTGTAGTTCCCCTTAACGTGGATGAATAGGTTGGTTGCGATTTCCCAACCGGACGGCATTGTCCCGTCAGGGGTCTTGAATTGAGCATCGTCCGCGAGTTTCATCTCGACCTTGACCTCGACCCTATTGATGTCCCAGGACAGGACCCTCGCCTTTAGGACCTTGAACAGCTTGAGCCCGGCGTTCATCTATAATACCCCTCGTTCATCTTCTGATAGAGGCGCTCGACGATGGCGTCCTCATCCACGTTCGTGACGTGCATATGTATCTCATTATTCCGGCTTCTGTTGTCCATGTACGTCGGACTTCCTCCACCAGGGGCCGGTAAAGTGATGACGGCAGCCGCCGCGATCATGCCTATGCGTCTCTCAAGAAGCGGGATCTCATCGAGCATCCCGCCCGATAGCTCCTGGACGAAATGCTTCCCCCATAAGGGGGTCTCACGCAAGGGCCCTTCCTCTGGCAGTGAAAACCCGATGGTCTTCTGGATGTTGTGCGCGACATCTCCCACTGCATCCTTGACCCCGTCTCCGGCATTTTCGATACCCTTCCGGAATGCCTCCATCATATCCTTCCCCCATTCCAGGAAGTCGTTCCAGAGATCCCCAAAGAAGTTGTCCAGCCATGCGAATGCATCCTCGAGGGCTGTGACCATACCAGTCCCGCTCTCGACCCATGCCGTAGCGAGACTGACTATGACATCTACCAGGTTCCGAAAGAACCCGAGGACCGCCCCGCCGGCGCCGTTCGTGAAGTTCTCCACGGATGCGGTTACCTGGTCCCAGTTCTTGTAGAGCATGATGAGCCCGAGGATGAGAAGAGCCACGGCTACGGCGATGAGCGTCACCGGATTCGCGAGCATGGCCATTGTGTTGGCCCATAAGGCAGCAGTACCTCCGGCCGTAGCAATCGTTTGGGCCACCGTGGCGATCTTGTAAGCGATAAGCCCGCCTACAATTGCGTAGATGATCTCGGGATATTGCGTCAGAGTATCGAGGACGGGCTGGATGATTCCAAAGAAACCAGTCAGAGCGGGGATGACCCCCTCGGCAAGTTGCAGTTGCATGTCTTCCAGGGCAGCATTAAATTTCTCCTGCTTTGCCGCGGAGGATTCCGCATACTGGCCAGCCGCGTCGGCCGCCGTCCCGGTAGCGTTCAGGTTACTCTCGGCCACCCTTCCGACGGTCTCGATGTTCTCGACGGCCGCAACCATCGCACCCGACCCGCGGATGCCGAACAACTCAAGGGCCTCGGTCGCGCTCATGCCGGCTTTCTTCAGTTCTCCGAACAGGACCGTCGGGGTCTTCAGTTTGCCGGATGCATCCAGAGCCGATACACCCATGGCCGCAAGTGACTTGGACGCTTTAGTCTCCGAATTTGTCAATTGCGTGAAGGCAGACAGGAGGCCAGTCACCCCACCCACACCCACATCCTTGAATGTGCCTATGAGTGCAGACCCTTCCTCGAGAGATATCCCCAATTGGTCCATGATCTGACCCATCTGAACAAGTTGCCCGGACACTTCGGCCGCTGGTGCCCCGGTTTCCCTAAATGTGTTCATGAGCACATCCACGACGCGCCCGCTCTCCTCGGTTGTAAGGTTCCAAGCAGACATGATATCTTCGACGTTGGATGTTGTCATGGCTAGATCATCACCGGTCGCGGCCGCCAGGTTCATCGCATCCTTGACGATCGTCAGGGTTCCCTCGAGGCCGCGCCCCTCGTCCGCAATGGCCTTGAATGCATCGGCAGCCTGTTGTGAGGTATAGATCCCGTTGAGGGTCTCATCTGCGAGGTTCTTAATCTCGTTCTTGAGGCCTTCGGCTTCTGTGTTGGTTAGACCCATCGCGATGGCCGATCGCGTCATGGCCTGATCAAACGAAAACGCTCTGCCAGTGAAATCATTGACCATTGTGGCCGCCTGAGTAATGGACTCCTTGATGACCAGGAATTGGGCGCCGGCCTCAGTCGCCGTCGATGCCAGCCCTTTTAGAGAGAAACCCGCCTTGTCGATGCCCTGGCTGGCCTCGTCCTTCAGGGACAGCAATATCCCGAGCATTGTGTTCGTGTTAACCACTTCGTCTCAACTCCTTCCGGAGCTTGTCCATTTCGAGTTCCTGGCTCAGGTCCAGGGACTTTCGCGTCTTTTCGATCTGCCTGCCGACGGAAATCCCGGATGTGTCTCCTTTGGCCAGTCTCGCTTCCTCGAGAGCCCAGGTCGTCAGATCCATGTTCGCCATCAGGCGCTCTGGACCCCACCATCTTCTCTCATGCGGGTCGATTATATCCAGTGGCAGGATGTGATATTCATGCCCGAGGGCTGCCGCCGCCCTCATCATTGGATGTGTCAGGAAAGGACTGGGACGCTTCGTCCCTCACCCCAGTCGTCCTTTTAATGATCTCCATGACCAGGTGCCACTGGTCATCCTTATGGAGCATGTTTACCTTCAGGCAGTCCTGCATATCATCACGTGATGCAACGAGCTTTGGCGACTTCACGAACCTCGGCAGGAAGGCATCAGAGACCGTCCGGAGCCTCGTTATCATCTTCATCCCGAGCGCCGCCTTTGCGGTATCATCACCCGCCTCGAGGGTGTCGATATCGATCTCCAGAAGATCGAAGATGTCGAGCGCCTCCAGGAGCCCGATCTTGTAGACTTCGAAGGTGGCGCCGGTCGGAACGGTTATTTCATAGGTGTCGCGTCTCTTGTCGTAGTCCTTGATTTTCTCAAGATATTCTTTTTTTGTTGAAGCCATACTGCTTCCCCCTTGTCATTAATACCCAAGATGGGCATGACCGTGATGTGGGGAGGGCCGGGGGAGAATCTGCCAGAACCCGGCCTCGGGGACATTAACGCATTCCCCACGGGTCCCCATGCGTTCCGGAGGTGGAAAGAGCATCAGTATGATGCTGACAGGTTCACGAGCTCGAGTGTGAACAGGTTCCCGGTTGTCGGGACATAGGCCTCGTATTCGACGTTTTCAACGGTCCTGTCCTGCCTCGAAACGTTGGCCTTATGCGTCTTGTAGATGCACTCTTTGAGCTCGGCATTGAACTGGTAGTTCGTGCCATCACCGGCGTCTACGCCACTGTCTATGTCACAGTCCAGTTGGACCTTCTTTGGAGCAGTCTGTGGACTTGTCTGGGCCCCGTCGCCTCCGAGGAAACGCTTGTATTCCGTGAGGCTGTCGAACAACATGTCCATCGCGCCCGACACCTTGAGGCCCTGGATTGGCGCGGACCCGAGGAACTGCGACCCAAGGATGTAATCGTCATTGTAGAACATGTTCTCGATCTCCACGGTCAGGTTCTTGACGATGGTCGATCCCACGGTCGCGATCTTCGCAGTCGCCTGGTGGAAAACGAACGGGTCGAGTGTCGAGAATGACGGCGAGCCGAGGGCATCCAGGTTGATGGTTTTGGCGAACCCCGAGACATCCACGAGGACCTTTTTCTTGGCCTCGAAACTGAACTTGGCCTTCTGCACGGCATATCCCGGGTAGGTCTTCTGGCCAGCGGTCACGCCAGTCACGACCGCCATTGTCAGGTAGGTCGGCGTCGTCCCTGGAATGTAGGTATGCTTGTAGGTCGACCCGGCCACGACAGCCGAAGACAGGCCCATGCATGCGGCCTTCATGACGAGCCCCATGTTGTCGGGCTCGAGGTAGGCCTTGAAACCGCCTTTCGCTGCGAATGGCCCTGCGACGGGCTTGTTTGGGCCCCGCTGTCCCATCTCCTCTTCGGCCAGTATGCCCATATCTTCGGACATGTTCTCGTCGATGGCGCTAATCCATGATGTCGGTGCGACATCCTCCCCATATGATGTCTCCTTTCCTATCCCGATTGCCCTGGTTGCCATCAGGCATCACCATCCTTCTTCTTTACTTTCTTTACCGACGACTTCTTCGTTTCATCGGCCTTCTTTTCCGGTTCCCCGGGCACCACCGTTGTTACCTGCCGGTGAGCGTCACGCCTCATCTTCCATGCAGACATTTCATTTGATGCAGGTCCATTCTCCGCGGTCAGGGTCCTGATGACATCCTGAATGATCTTCATCCGCGTTTTACGGTCTTTGGCTTCCTTCAACAGGTGCAAGACCTCGACCCCTTCCGCCTGGTCAATCGCGACATACATCGGATCATTGGCATAGAGATCCTCGAAGAGGGCTGGAGCCTCAAATGGGACGCCCCTCTCAACGGCTTTCTTATGCTCGACCTTGAAGACCTGGTTCGCGGCCCCAATCCATACATACATCTGTGACATGTCATGCCTCCTTACATGGCCCCCGTCTTCTCGTAGAGGACCTCCATGAGTATGAAATGCAGGGTCATCTCGCCCCGTCCGACGGGCGGGCCCTGTTGGAACGTCGGGACCCCCATGAAGTTCCCGCCGTTCGTGAGCGTCATGTTGACATCAGCATAAAGTTCAGCCTCAATCTCCTCGGCGATATCGAGGAGCCATTGCTGGTCCGTCTTGGGGTCATGGCCAACCTTGAAGATGATGATCTGGAAGGATATCTGGCCGTCCTGCTTCGCAGCACTCAGCGTCAAAGGCGACGATGGCCCCGAAAGGAACGATATGAAGATCCCCTGCGTGAATTGAACCGAGAATAGTTGGGCAAAAGTCCTTGTCCCATATTCGATAGCACTGTTCGGGAGGGTCGCCAGTTTAGTCTTGATCGATGCCTGGAGGATTGCGACTATGTCGAGGGCCATCTGCTTCCGGCCGAACTCTCCGCTCACGACACTTCACCCCCTATATATTGCGTCATCTTCGATTTGATGATGGCCGGCGCCCGCGCCTCAAGCTTCGCGAAGGCGGTCTCATGCGTGTGCGTTCCTGGGAAGTGCTTCCACCCACCATAGAGCCATCGGGCCCAATACACCGAGGGGCCGATCTCGTAACCGTCCGGAATTTCATGTGCGTCGATGGAAGTTCTTGTCCTACCTGTTATCTGGTTATGGTCCGATGTCGTCTGGGCCACCATTAGTCCGCGCCCCTCGAGGGCCAGTATGCCGAGCAGATCCTTCCGGAATCTGGGTATGTCCTCGTTCTTGAGGCATCTGAACATTGCCTCGACTTCGGTTGCATCCACTTGGACACCATCGGTCATAGATCCTCGTCCTCTGCGTATATGTTGAACTTGACCTTCGACTTCGAATGCCGGAACAGGGACCCGCGCTTCTTAGGGGTCTTCCCTTTGTGATATGTTGCGATATAATCTCGGAGCATCTCCTCCCCGCGCTCCCGGAGGATGTGCTTCTTGACACGCTCACCCTCGGTGGGGATCGTTTTTTCCTCCTTGAAGAGCCCGCCGGCGATGTTCGCCTCGATCTCCTTGATGAGATTGGTAATGTCGCCACCCGTCAATGGTGTTGTTGTTACACCGTCGAGGGACATGTTCATCGTGTTATATGCCTGGTCAAGACAGGCCTGTAATTGCGTGTTGAAGGCAGTTTCTGTATAATCGATGTTGGTAACCCTTTTTATCAAGGTCAGGTCATTCAGATTATAGTTCGTCATCTTATCCTCCGACCAGGGGCACAAGATAATTGGCGGTCACACCGCCAGTGGCTATCATCGCGATTAATATCACAGCCCTGAGAAGGGTCCTGGCTGAGAGATGGAACCTGCCAGTGGCGCCCTCCTCGTTTCCCGGGTTATTGGCATTGGAGATCCCTGGGTTTGCACCAGGACTGTCCGTAGCAAGATGGGCCTTGTCATAGGGGGTCGAGCAATGAGTCTTGAGCCGCCTCTCCGTATCCTTCTGGGCAACCCTGATATCCTCGACGGCCAGGGCCGTGAGGGCCAGGATCTTGGAAGGCTTCTTCTGAGCGGCGCTATAATATCTCTCCCATCGCTCGTCTTCCTCGAGCAGGCTGAGCACCTCGTCTTCGGGCATTCTCGTAGACCTCCATGGTGTAAGAAAAAAAAGGGGGGAAGGGGTAATCCTTAAAGGATTGGCCCCTCCTACTTGTCGTCCTTCTCTTTCTTGTTCGTCTTCGGGAGGGGTTTCTGCCTCGGCAATGCGTCCTGGACCTCTCCGAGGAGGGCGGTCCTGCCCAGGCTCTCATAGCCTCTCAGACCCATCCTCTTCGCCAAATCAGCGAGCTCATCCTTGGTCCAGTTCTTCACCTCAGCCTTTGTTGGCATATCCAGTTCCTCGATCTCTTCCTTGACCTCGTCAATCTTCACGGGAAGAATGTCGGCGTTGGGGCCACGGTTGAGTTCGAGTAGGCGCTCCACCCCACCGTCTGGGATCTCGTGCTCTGGATGTGCCCGGTCGAAGATGTAGGTCTCAAGCCCCGTCTTGGTCTCGCAGCGAAGGGCGTATGACAGATCCCTCTTCTTCGGGTTGAGTCTAAACTTCACGGTCATCCTCTCCGTTCAGGCTCCCGTGACTGTCCCCACGCCGTTGGCTTGGAAGATGATGGGGACGCAGCGTTCGTAGACTTTCCCGAATATGACATGGTTCTTGTCCATGTCATAGAATTCGACCGTGATGTCCTCCGGCATGGCCAAGACGGCCACGTCTTGGCCTGTCTGGACGACCACGGCTGTTCCGTGGGGAATGCTCGGATCTGCCTCGACATCGGAGATGAGGCTGGCTTTGATGAGTTCGAGGTAGCTGATGCCAGCACCTCCGGCCTTCACCTCGCGCTTCCGGAGCTCCGCCAGGTTCGTGGGCTCGACCCTCATCTTGTACGGGCCCATGAAGCCGTCGGCTTCCATTAGCCCGATAAGGGTATTGATGTCCTCATAGGGATCGCCGGCACCGGGGGCACCCGACCATGCAGCCGCAGCGGCCGTGGTGTTTCCCTTCCCGGCAATGAGCCCGTTGATGGCGGGCAGTGTGCAGCCGTTGTAGATCATGTCGTTCTCGCCTTCGGCCACGCGCCGTGTGGCGCTCCTGGCGTTCCTAGTCTTGGCATCGTTCTTGGCCAAAGCATCGAGCCGGTGGATCTGGAACTCCTTCTCGATGTAGGGGATCGGCACCGGGGTCGCTGGGACCTCCGTGACGTCATCGGTCATCGTATGGGTCGTTCTCCTGCCCCTGACAACGGCCGCGCCCATCCTGGTCTCGCTGTACCAAGCGTAGAACTCGTTCGAGATCTCCACTTTCTCGATGGGCAGCAGATCCCTGCCACGGAGCTGGGCGAGGGCGGTCTCGATGACCTCCCGCTTCACCTTGCGGATGTCGTCCTGGGTGAGGGTCGTGTTCACGCCAGCCCTGAGGGCCTTCTCGCTGAAGACGTGCCTGATGTTGAGTTTCTTAATTGTGTCCAAGTTCATCACCTCACGCGGGATCCAGATATATTACGGCGCCATTGGTCGCCGTGGCGGTCGTGTATGCCCTGCCGATGACGAGACCTAGCTCGTCCTTGATGGCCTCAAGGTTCACTGTGAGATAGGCGTCCGCGGCATTAGCGGCCGTGTCCGTATAGTCCTTCACGGCGCCGTTGGTGTTGGCTCCTACCTGGACCTTGCTGCCAGCGGTTATCCCGCCGGTGTCGGCTATGACCTTGACGAAGCCCTTGACGATCACATCCACACGGTCGCCTGCCGCATAGTTGTCCGTCTCCTTCCCCGTCCCGGTCTTCAGGGCGTTGTAGTTGAGGTCGGCAACCCCGATGATGCCCTTGTCGCCTGGTGTGGCAACGAGGACCTGGTTGTCGGCCGTCCCTTTCTTCACGAGGTTGCCCGGAGTGATGGCACCCTCGGCCACGAAAGGCAATATCACATTGTCTCCGCAGGCGATGGCGTTGTCCGGGACCTGTATGCCAGTATTCTGCACCATATTTTCGTCCTCCTGTAAAGTCTCCAGGCGACCCTATTGGGTCTCCACTTTCCTCTGCCGGCCGACCGGCTGGGGCACGGTGTAGAGAGACGGGAGGAACCCGTCGCCCTCGCTCTCGTTTGTCCCGGCCGGGACCTTGAGGATCTTGTGGGCCTTCGCGGAGGCCTGGGCGGTCTGTTCCGCACCGGATGTTTCCGATGCGGTCTCGTTGGCCGAGAGTTTATCGACGACCTTGAGGTGGCTGGCGATGAGATCCTCGCCGGCCTCTTCGGGCTTCTCCCCGAAGATCTCGCCGAAGGCTTCCTCACCGTAGGCCTCCTTCAGTTTCTCGAGGTCTGTCTTCTTCTTCTCGACCTTCTGCCTGTCCAACTCCGCCTGTGCCTCATCGCCTTTCTTCTTCGCCTCCTGGAGCTCGTTGACCTTTGTCTTCAGGTCAGCGACTTCTTTCTTGAGGCCGTCCCTCTCTGCGATGAGGTCCTTGACATTCGCGTTGGCCCCCGCAAGGGAACACAGCGACATGTCGCCGACGGAGATGTCCTGATCCCGCGTCTTCTTGACACGGGTGTCGTTTCCGCCTGCAGGCGGAGTTCCTTCGTCGTCCGTCATGTTATGTCCTCCATGACTCTGATACTGCGATGCGACCCCGATCCCGCAAATGGGCCCGGGGCAGGCTGGCTCCTCTTCGATGAGGATCGCCAGGTGATAGGGATTGATGTCCCGCTCCTCGTGGTTGTAATTCATGCCCTTGTGAACTCCGACCGCGGGCACGAGATCGAAGAAATAACCGATGCTGACATCCTTGACCATTTCATGCTTGATGCCGTCAATGAGGTCCGTCCGGTCGACGCCTCTCCTGTCGACCTTGTAGATATTGAGATCTCCCACGATTCGGACCTCGTCCCCGAACGGGTCTTCCCTGGCGTTTGACGTCCAACCAACAACTGGGAAGGCACTGTCCCTGAGATCCAGAGCCGCCATCTGGCCAGTGGCGTTCAGAGGCGGATGACCGATGATCACCCTCATGCTGTTGCAGAACGGCACCATCTTACGAGTCTCATCGATGGTCCTGAGGCCCTCATTCATGACACCAGAGGCCGCGAAGGAGCACGGGAACGAGACATGATCCCCATGATCCTCCCACTTGGCCATATTGACCTTGACGTTTGTGTTCTTCTTATCAACGAGGGTCTTGTGATCTCCTAGCCAGGCCTTGGCCTCCTTCAGGGTCCAGTCGTCCTTGTTGAACCTCAGAGCCTGGACCTCCCAGTCCTCGGATCCCTTGATGCGACCGTAAAGCATCCGGACACCCTTGGCGCCCGCGACATCTATGGAGCGGACCCTATCGAACCTGGCGGGATCCTTAACCCGATATGCTATCTCGTTTGGATATGTTTCTGTGTCCCAGCCCGGCATCAGACCGCCTCCGTAGCCTCTTGCTCGGCCTTGTTAAATTCTTTGACCGCTTCATCCCATGCGGACACCGGGATGGTCGTGCACCGACAGCCGAATTCGGAGAGGTATGGTATGGCCTCCTCCCGCGTCATGATCTGGCCCTCGAGGGCGGCGTGGTCGTCCCTGACATTCCCATCCAGCGACGTCGAGAATACTGCCTTGTCGCGTCCATGCTTCTCCATGGTGTCCCATCTCGCCTCTGATGCGACCTGGTGCGTGAACTTCTGAACCGTGTTTGGGATGCCTTTGTTGTAATCCTTAAATGCTCCAGCGACACGGTCATTGAGTTGAGCATAGGACTCGCCGGCCTTCAGGCCCTCGGCGATCTGTATCATGGCCGCCTTGTGCATGTCGAGATAGGTATTCTTGGCAATGCGCGATCCCTCGGCCCTGATGACCTTAATTGCAGGGGTGTCCTCAAGCCTGAAGGCGGAAGCCTGGAGACCGAGGCGCTCAAGGGTCTGCTCCGAGCCAGTGGCATACGATTCCTCGAGGAAGGAGATGAGGTCGGCCTTGAATTTTCGGAGAGACTTCGGGAGCCACTCATCCATCTCCTCATACAGGTCCGCCTCCTCATTAATCGCGGGCTTCGACGGATCGACACCGGCATCGCCGATGTCCCTGTCATAAGATGTCCTGAGCGCCTCCATGAATTCCTTTTGCATGATATTGGCCCAAGTCTGGAACTTGTCGGCGAACCTGTTCTCGATATCCGTGGTCTTGAGTTCCCATAACTTATGTATTTTGGCCTTCTCGGCCGGAGGAAGGTATGGGGCCAGGACGTTTGCTTTCGACCTTGCAGCGGCACCGGATGAATGCCCCTTGATAAGAGCATTGGCTGCCGGCAACTGGATCCTGTCGCTCGAGCCTTGGACCGAAAAGAACATCTCGCCCTCCTGGAAGACGGGCTCGATATTGACTTGACGGAGCAGGACCAAGGCGCTGGCGGTGGCCTGCAGGGCTTGGGCGTTCTTGAGGGCGATGTCGGCCTTCTCCTGCTCGTCCATCTCCCAGAGGGAGTGCCACTCGAACCAGAACTCTCCCTTGGGCAGCACCCCATAGAATTGACAGGCCTTGACGAAGGCCTTCAGGACAGGCTCTACATAGTTGGCCTGTTCATCGGCCACGGCGCCATACCATTCCTGCATATTCACTTCGGAACCGGTGACGGCGCCGGCCTCCGTCCCGAGGAGGGCGACTTTCGAGCCCGTTGAGGCCGCGGCAATAGTGCTCAGCACATAATCCGCATACGGCTCCGGGTTCAGGGCGATGTTTGTCGCCAGGAGCTCGGGCTTGTAGGCCTGGGGAAAACAATAATATGATCTATTGCTGATGTCCTTCCACGATTCCTCGGCATCATCGACCTCTTCTTCGTCGGCATCGTCCGGGATCCCAAGGATGGGGAGCGGCCGGGCAAGTTGATACGGGACCTGGCCCATTGCGAAGTCCAGGTTCTTCTTAATACCGAATTTGTCGTAGAGCGGCTCAAACATCGATACGCCTTCCGGGTTATCGTCAATGAACATATTGGCCCAGTGAAGGAACCTCGAGGCGGGGAACTTGATGTCCTCGGTCGTGTCCTCCTTCGGAATGGCGAGTGTGTAATGTGTTATCTGTCCATAGGTCTCGCTCATGGGGTCCTTGTCCTGATGGATCTCCCGGACTGAGGAACGTGGTATGGCGTGGATATAAGCAATATCCTTGACCCCGATGGGGCCTTCGGTTGCATTCCCTGCCAGGTCCTCCCATCCGAGGGCGATTAGACAATACCCCTGGACCTTGGACAATAGATAGGCGCGTTTGAAGATTGACTGGACGTCGAGCCGGTCGAACAGTCCCTCGATCTTTTTCTCGAGGTCCTCGCCGTCGGCATGAATCTTCAGCCATTTATTGAAGACCGCCGCCGGCCACTTCATCGCGGTCCTGTAGGCAAGTTCGTCCCTCCGGATCATGAAATTAATCTCATCAATGGTGACTGTCGCCTGCCATGGCGAGCCAGTCCCGACGCGGATCGGCCGGTCCCGGGTGCTCGTATCATATCTCGGGAAGAATCTCTTAGACCTGTTAGATTTAGAATAATTCAGGCCCGTTGCTATATTGCGGCCACCCCGAGGGTCGTCATCTCCCATTGGGTATATAGTAGGTATTGGAGAAAATACTTAAACTTTAAGTGACAAAAGATGACAAATGGTATTATCCAGCCCGGAAATATCTGTTTCTCCGCGTTGATGTGTTCGTGTTCGCGTTCCACACGGCACCCGCGATTGCATCGGCAACGTCTTTGGATCCGGTGCTGGGGTGATCGACTTTCTGACCTTTGACGAGCTCGAGCTCACGCAATTCCTGGATGGCATTCTCCGGCATCCTCGGATCTCTGGTCTCGAACTTGTGCATTGGGATGGAGATGGTCTTGCCGTAGATCCTCTCCTTCAGGTGGTCGTGCTGTTCTTTCTTGATGATCAAGATGTCGACAGGGATTCTCATGTCCTTCAGGTCCTGGATGATGATTGGATAATTCCACATGTCGAAGGTGACGGCCGAGAGCTTTAAAATCCTGTGAACGTTCAATATAACCTGCCTGACATGCCTGGCGTTTATTTCGCGCCCCTGAGGAGGCAGAAAACGATGCACGAGATCTACAATGGCCTTGCCATTAGGATCCAAGTGTGCGACCGCGAGCCCGAAAGCATCATTCCTGATGGCTGGGTCACCATGTAGATAATATTTTACACCCTCCTGCCGTTTGAGGCCTTCGATCGTACTATCCTCCGTGATAATATATGGATTGCGCCTGTCGGGGTCCATTTGGATACGTTCCGGTTCCATGTAATAGGGTTCTATTGCATATGATGGGATGGCACCAAAATCTCTCTTTGCCTTTTCAGGATCTCTACGGAAGTCCTCATCGAACTTTTCGCGTGGCAGATTGGGGTTAATCTCCCAGGTGGCGAGGTGATATGCCAGCATGGAAGGTGTGGTCTTTGCCTCCTCGATCAGTCTCATGATCTTGTCGCCATTGAAGAGAGGGGATGACAGTGTCATGAGCTTGCCATTGAGTGTTTTCGTGCCCCTGTTCAACGTGTCATAGACCATATCACCACCCCTGTGACCTTCGGTATCGACGAAACGGGCGACCTCGTCCATTATGGCGAATAGGAACGTGCCCCCCGCCTGGCCGGCCGAGGAGCTCGGGATGGCCATGACTTCGAGGCCCCGACCCGGGAAACGAACGCTCTCGCCCAGATATTCCGGGTCAAGTGTCTGGAACCACCAGGATCGTTTGAGAATGTTCTTGAAAAACATGAACGTATATTTTTTAACTTGCCGCAATGACGGTGCCGTGAAGACGCCGTAGACATCGGTCCCGGGGATGATGTTGTATGCAGCCCACGGGTCCGGGAGCAGGAGCCACCTGGCCGTTTCTATCGCACCGATGAGGGCCGACATGAACGACTTTGAGGATCTCATGCCCATGCATTGCACGAGCTCGCGATAGGAGCCCTCGTAGAAGGTGCCGATGATCTCCCGCTGCTTGGGCCAGAGATCGACACCGAAGAGATTATGGACAATGGCGAGGGCGTCCTCTCTTATAGTCTTTACCTGCTTGGCTTGCTCCTTCAGGACCAGGGAGTGACAGAAGTTGAGTGGCTCTCTGGTCAATCTCTCTGGCTGCATTGCGCTGATCCTCCTCTCTCGGAATGAACTTCATTATCGTGGGATATGTGACCGATTCAATTACCTGGAGAACGAGTTCTTTCTTCTCCTCATATGTGATATGAACATCGATGCCTGGCCGGATCATGGGATAGATACCGAGCGTCTGGCCGATATGGATCGCCTGAGCCCTATTCCGGGCCCTGGTTCGAATGGCATGGATGACGGCATTGTAGAGGGCGCTTCTCTGATCGTTGTTTAGCGTCTCGATATCCTGCATGGCCTTGGTGATGATATCCTTCAGTGTGCCTTGATCTTCATCCAGGTCCTCGAGGAAGTCCAAGAAGACCTGTTCCTTCGATATCTCCTGTAATTTCTGCAGGGTCTCGTCTCTGATGACCTTGAGATCCCTGATGATGGTCCTCCGGGATACGCCGAGCTGCTGCGATAATTTATTGAGCCCCGATGAATCGAATATCAGTTGTTTGATCTTGTTACGTCTTTGGATTACAGAGAGATGGGTCTTCGTCCCAGGGTCGCCCTTCCTCCGCTTAGTTTTACTTTTCATCTATCTCTCCACCGTTTGGATGGGGCCCCAGGAGGTGATGGTCGGGGCCCCTACGGTTGATTATGGCGGCACCAAGGTCCATTGGTGTGGCCAACATGACATTACATAAAGAGAATATATAAAAACTGACGTTGATGGTTCGTTAAAAATGTAAATAATGATGATGGGAATTACTCATCATCTGGCATCGAATATTGCGTTTTCCATTCCGGATATTCTTCATGAACCTTGGACATAATACTCCTTGGTTTTAAAAGGAATAATTCCTTTTTCCAATGCACGGTTATCTCTCGAATGAAATCGGGGGTATAACTCCAAATGAATTCACTAATATCATGGCCTGCCTTTGTTAAATTGATTTCAATTGGACGTTTCTCATTTCCTTTAGGCCAAGAGATTTTTATATAATTCAATCGTTCCAAACGTCGAAGATCTTCCTTCAAGTGGATGGGGCGTGGCCCCCGTTCAATAGCTTCGAATTTATCATGAGGGAGCGCTTCATCCATTTCAATTTCCTTCAATTTTATCCATTGATAAAAAAGCATTTTATTGAGGCGATATAAAAGATGGACATATCCCTTTTGGAAATGAGCTGGTTGAGCGTAGAGCATTATCAAAGTAGCAATATCTCGATCTTGTAATCCAAATCGTTCAATCCGAGAAGACTGCTCAGCCCTAACAACATCTAATGGCATTACGGCTATTACATCCGAATCTGGGCATATGTAGGCACGAACGCCTGTCAATTCGATTGGTTGATTTTTTATGTCTATGGTTTTTACATTTACAGATGTTTCCTTCCATCCTGAGATCACGTCATCACCTCCCTTTCTTTTTCTGTGTCTGTCTTGGAGCCTTTGTTATCCGTATGTATGTATCCATTTCCTTACATGCAACAGCCCATCGTGTTTTATCATCAGGCAGGAATACGATGGCTTCCCATTTCTTTCTTGCTCGTCTTCCTTCTCTTTCATGTACTTGGATTTCAATCTCTCTACGGATTTTGTCAAGAATGGTGGCGTGAATTCCATTTTGAGCGCTTTTGTATATTATATCCTGTGTTACTATGACGGGCTTGGAATTCATGAAAGGTCCATCTACGCTATTCAATTTATACCTTTCTATAGTAACCCGCCCCGCCACCCAATTCTTTTATGACCTGAAATTTAACACATATACGAGCCTCGTTCAAAGCTGTTAAGGCATTTTTTAGTATTTAATATTTTTGGATTTCTTTGAAATAGACAAATCTCCCCTCTGAAACTCGGCTCTCGTCTCCATCCTCTTTAATTTCCTATCCTTTTTCTCGAGGACCATTTCTGTCCCCAAGAGGACCTCGAGCTGGTCGCATATGAGCTCCATCTCAGCAGTACGGCCGGCCAGGGATTCCAGGTCCGAGGATATATCCACCTTGGTCCGACGGGATTTGAGAACACGGATGACGGCCGACATCATGAAGCTGGCACGTTCGACCGTCTCCTCCAGGAGGGTATCCATGCCCTTGTCCTTGACCAATTGTTCCATGATCTGGCGCTTGTCAAAGCTATCCATTGGCACCCACCCTGGCCCTATATCGCCGTGCTGCTGGCCCCGCCAATTTCCGAGATCTATCCCTCCAGGTTTCATCCGAGGGGGTAATGATGCCCAGGAGCTCGGCCGCGCAGAAGACCTCACACACATAGCTCTTGGAGAGGCCGGTCTTCTGCCGGAACTCTGGTTGGCTGATGGAGCGATGCCGGACAATCTCGATCAATTGCTGAAGAGCAGCGTTCATATTTCAACCTCCAGCTTTGTTTGTCCATTCTTGCAGGCCTCGATCTTGAGCCCCGCGAAGACCGTCATATCCTTATTGGTCCTATAAAAAAGCCCTGGCTTGTTCAGGGATGGGGCGATCTGGTGTTCATGGAGGATGTCAGTTATGTTCAACGAGCGGCCTCCTTCAAGATCTCGAATTTGACGGCATATAACAGGCGACCATCTTTCATCCGTCCCTCGGACCAGAGGAGTATGATGTTCTCCAGGTCCTCGATATGGTTAATCGGCGCTAGGCGCTCTACCAGAAATTCGTAAGGCGACATGCCCGGGTAGCCCTCGGCTGCGATTTCTTGGGAGGTCATTTGGCAAAGAGGTTGATGGAAAATCCCCCGGATTCGCCCGAAGGCGAACACCATCTTCGAGAACCTGTTCGTCTTGAATTGGTGCCAGGTCCCATTCTTCATCGAACTCATCATTCTTTTGGCCGTCGTTTCGGTCCAGAGCCGGCGTGTCTGAGTCTTCCGAAGTTTCTGAATCATGGATATATGCTCATTTCGGAAGGTCAGCATCGCGGATCCTCCTGTTCGACGGTCTCCTCATACCAGCATTCATAACAGGCCTTTCCGGATGGAGATCTCGTTATTCCCTCGAGTGACCGGCCACAACCAGGACAGTGCGCCCTTTCCCCTATTCCCCCTCGGAGATCCTTGCGGCGGACCTCGATGCCAGCAAGCGAAAGAGCCCTGATCAGGGCATGCATCACATCATAGGAGGGCTCCGGCAGACTGACTTGGTTCGGCTTCGAATTATATCCGATATAGATGGCCTCGGGCCAGACCGGTAAAATCATATGAAGAAAAGGCATGAGGTCGAAATCTATGACCGGTTCGATGGTGATGATCTTCCGCTTCCAGAAGACAGCACGGAAATCCCTGGCCCGGATGCTCGGGGGCGGAGCCGCTGAGATCTGGTCATATCCATGGTCTCTGTTGGTCTCGAGAGTTGTGAGAAGGATAGCCCTTTCCTCGAGGCCCTTTAAGGATGCTATGAGACGGGGGAAGACGTCTCCGGGATGCTTGGATTGGAAATAGTACGATGTCCCCGGATGAGACAGGGCATGATCCCTGACAGCGCCGATGATCCTATCGAGATATTCTGGGGGCACGAACGCTAGGTCGCCCGTGCCGCATACGAATATATTTTTAGAATTCGGTATTTTCGATAGCCGTTCCTCATGGGCATGTGGAGAGTATGATTTACAGTCAGCGCACTTCTGAAACCTCATCAATCTCTGGAAAGATGGTTTACAGTATATGCAATTAAACCGGCAGCCCACATGAGGATTCCAGGTCTTCGTCTCCTCATACATCCGTCTCATGCCGGCACTCTCCCATTCTGTCGCTGGCTGTGCCTTTTCTCGGACGTTTCAACCAGGTGCTGGACACACAACCATACCTTCTTCCCGCCGGCATTATAATGATGAAATGCTTCCCGATGGCAGGGCTCCCCATTGGTTTGATGTTCGCAAAGCGGACGCCTTAAACGCGTTTTTTCCATAGTGCGGAGGCCTCCGCATTTCGAGCAGTTCCTCACATTGCGTTTCTTGCTGTCGACCTTGTGGCCGCATCTCATACATACCCATATTATCATTCGGGGCATCCGTCGACCTCCACCCTGATACGGATCCCTGCCGACTCGTCACCGGCGGCCATCCACTTGCTCACGATGAGGACCGCGACCTGGCGGTCGTCCACGTAGACGATCTGGTTCATGGCGTCCATGACTGACTTACTTAGGTTATCTAGGTCAGGGCCTTGAGCCAAGCGCTCCCTCGGCATGAGTTTGGTCTTCCAAATCTTGTTCTTGGGTCTTGGGAAGACGAACTCGATCTCCAAAGAGACAAGACCGTCCATAGGCATCTCGTGGCCAGCCGCCTTCATGGCGTCCAGGGCGAACTGCTGGATGTTGTACTTCCGGTCCTGGGCGGATTTCGGGGTATAGATGCTGGCATGTCCACTACGGACGAACGCCCGTGGACGGGGATGGGGCTTAGGCTCTCCGGGGATATGGAACTCGATGATCATCCCCTACACCTCCAGGGAGCTCTGGTTGCCGCCCCAGGCTCGGTGGACCTCGTCGAGCCTCTTGAAGACGTGATCCTTGAGGACCTTCGAATAGGCCTCCTGCTCCTTCGGAGTGGCGATTTCATTCTTGTAAATCCTCACTTGCTCCTGGAGCCAGGCCTCGATCTTTCCCCTGGCAGCCCTAGCCTTGTCCGCCCTCTTAGAGGCGTCCTTTGGCTTAAGGGGATGGAGTTGGCCGGCCCATTTCGAGAGCTTGGCCTCCCAGGCCTTCAGGCGAAGCCTGAGATAATACTTGTAGGTCTGTATCTCTATGAACTCGATCTCTTCGATCCGGTGAACGATGAAATCCTTCGGTATCTTGTTCTCTTCATAATTCCAGAATGACCTTGCAAGTGCGTTCAGGGCCTTCAGGAGGGTCTTGTCATCATCCTTATAGTCCTTGGCCTTCAGGCGGTTTAGTATCCATTCCTTCCTGTAATTCGCGGCCTTTTTAGCGTTTTTCCGGACGTTTTTTTCGTAATTATCGATAGCCACGGAAGCCGTCTTCTCGGTATATCGGATCTTAAGACCCGTTCCCACAGCCTCCAGAACATCGTATATCTTTGTATCATGCGCCTCCTTCACAAAGCCACCCTCGATAAGCTGCTGGACAACGGGCTCGTCCTTCGATTGGACGGTCTTCTTAATCTTCCCGCGGCTCATGTCGTCTTCCCCCGCGTTTTGGCCTTGGGCTTAACCGCCTTGACAGTCTTCTTCTTGCATGAATCTTTGATCAACTTCCGGAGTTCCTTCTCTTCGAGCAGTTCTTTGGCGCCATCGGGATCTTCGGCATAAGCCGTGTAATCCCGGTGAACCTCGATTATCTTCCAATTGCCTTCATAGGCACCACGCAGAACATTGAGCTCGGTCCCCTTCTTCAGACCTTTATGGTCGACAATTAGAGATTGCAAAGGATGCCGTATGATTTCCGCGGGCACGACGTTCTTGTCAATTTCAGTCTCCAGTTTCCAGAAGCTCTCCCGCTCCTCGATGATGTCATCATTGTTCGAGCCCCAGCCCGGTGAAGAGACTGTAATATCCGTTTTCCAGGATTTGCCCGTTGTATCCCCCATCTTTGAAATCGAGGCCTCGGGAAGCCCGATGGAATCCTCGAGACAGAAATGGATCTCGGTATCATCGATTGCTATGGATTCGATTGCTTTTGCTTTCGATGCCAGTATCTTCTGACATATCAAAGCCGCGAATTGCTGTATGGATAATCTGGATTTTAGATTACAAGATTCCACCTTCACGACGTTTTCGCCCCCGGGTTTAGGGGTGGTGTAATTGCCATCCAAGGTCGTTTCACGATGCGTGATCGGTCCCTTGATCGCGTTCCATTCATGATAACTCGGACATCCCAATATATTCGTTTTCAGGTCTTGGTGATGGCTGTTCGGATCCGGCTTACTCTTGCACTTTGGACATATGGGATATTTAATCCTGTCATTGTTATCGGAGAGATATTTATCCAAAGCGTCGATCTTCTTCCGATCTGCAAGGATGTCCTTGGCATGAACCGCTACATCCTTGACCGTCAGGATCTGGTTCCACCGATGAGCATTCTTGAATTTATTCAATAGTTCTTCCTGGTCCTCCTTGTTATTCAGGCGCAAGAAACCATGCTCGCAATGGCCGGCCGTGATCTCTCCTTGCTTCAAGGCGTCCTGGACGTTCGGACAGAGATCTAGCAACCTCATCCTGTTGCTGACATATGACGGGCTCATGTTGATCTGCTTCGCAATATCCTTCACCTGCATCTTGAGATCGTTCACGGCCCGACGAAAGGCGTTTGCTTCTTCCAGAGGCTCGGGATCCTTCCGTTCCATGTTTTCGGTCAGGGCCAAGACGAACGCCCTCTGATCATCGACATCGATCACATGCGCCGGCGCCGTCTTTGCCTTGATCTTCTGTAGGGCCAGATATCTTCGATGACCGCTGATGAGCTCGTATCCTTTACCCCTGGCTCGCACAAGTAGCGGGTTAATGAGCCCGTGTTCCTTGATGCTCGCCGCTAATGAGTCTATATCAATCTTCTTCAATTCCCTCATCGCGAAGACCGGCAAGAGCTCGATGCTCGCGATTTTAATGTCCTCAATTCCTATATTTTTCATCAAATCTTTCCCCCTTGGATACTTATAACATTACCTATTCATCCGGGTCCGCTCCCCAGAGATCGCATTCACAACAGTCCAGACAGCACCCACAGAGACCACAGACGCGGTCAGTGAGCTGTTTGCAGGACTTGCATCTCTTTCTCCGTGTCATGCTTCCAACTCCTCAAGATTGGCCTTCCAGACCCTGTGCACGGAGCGGTGTCTGGCCGGCCGCTCGCTCATGATAAATTTTCCGGTGGATTGTATGAAACCCCGTCTATGCAGGGCCGAGAACATGGCCGATATTAGGTTCGGCCTCATGTTCTGGAGAAATGGATATTTGCCCCGGACATCGTCAGCCGTGAACTCCTCGAGGTTCTCGGCCGTCTCGAGGATGGCCGTAGCAATCGCGCACTTGTCCTCTTCGGGCCATAGATGTAGGACTGCCGAGACCCAGGGATTGGTGGCCTCCGGAAATTCGGGGAACTCTTCAAGACGCGCCTGCTGCATCGCACACCTCCTGGTCCGGAACGCGGTCTTCGATCCTCCGAGGCCATTTATAAATCGGAATCCTGTTCATCGCTTCGTCAGCGAGCAGGCGCTTTTGATGATAACAGAAGAAGGGAGCATGATGAGCACCCCTGCAGGAACATCTCCAATCCCTATATCCAAGCCGGATTGTTCGATTAAAATGGCCGGGCCAAGAATATTGTTCCCATTCCACGGTTAAAGGTAACAACGAGATGATACGGAACGGAACGATCTCCCGGTAACAATATCGGCATATCCGGGCCTCGGGACCTGCGATGGCCTTGAACGCTTCGAACTTGGTCATGATCTTCACGGGCCCGGGCCGGCCGCATATTGAGCAGGAGCTCATTTCGGAGCCTCCTGGCCATTCCCGTGTACGATGACCTCCTGCAGGATCTCCTCGAGATAGATAGGGTCCTTGTGACCATTGGCTATCTGTTTGATGAGCGCGATTAACAATGATGATGTCGTGGCGACCTCGACCGGGAACGTCTGCTTGATGAATTTCTCGATATCAAGTAGCTCTTTATGGAGGGTCTCCCTGCTGTCCTTCTGGTTCTCGAAGAGCCAGAGGATGATCTCGTTATGGGTCGGGGTCCGCCCATATCGGGCACTCAATCGACCCTCGAGATCCTCGACAAGGCCCATCGCCCGACCGCTGACTTTTATACTTTTCCGTGTTGGGGACAAGTTGTCCCCTGTCCCCATGTTTCCAGGGGACATACTCCCATGGGGGGATTCTTGAGATTGTCTCTTGAGATTTCGTTTCATTCCATTCACTAATCCATTCCAGACGATTCAATTTATTCAACTGCAAATTGTAAAAATGTCAGTGATTGCCTACTTATTTCCACCTCCTGGGACCATACCTTTTTTCAGGTTGTCCCCATTCCCCACTTTGTCCCCACTGTTTTGGGGACAGATTGGGGACAAATGTCCCCAAAATGGGGACGTGGGCGTAATCTGGCAGAGAATCATGGGAAAAGCACCTCCTCGAGATGGACCCCCACGAAATCCTTCTGTGAGGGCCAGAAAGCCCTCTTCATTGCACGTGCCAAGGCTGAGCCTGACAAGGAGGTCAGATATCCTAACCTCTCCATATCGGCTAATCGCTGGGCATAGAGGAGTGCCCGGGTATGGGGCAGGCGGCGGAACGGATCACCGTCAATATGTGGCGGTTGAGGGTTCGAATCCCTTCGCGCCCGCCTCCCTATCTCATCGACGGCGTTATTGTCGAGATGATGCCCCTTTTCAGGGCACCCACCCTCAGGGCCTCGGTCATGTCGCTCTGATTGACCCCGATATATTTCAGGGATTCCATGGTGTTCTCGTGGCCTAGGAGCTGAGCGACGGTCTCTATCTTCACGCCCTGGAGCCAGAGGAATCGCGCTCCGGTTCTTCTCAGGGCATGGAACGAGACCCATACACCTGTCCGGTTCGACAATCCCGCTAGGATCTTGTCCATTCCGGTCTTGCCCAATGCGTGGCCTTTCCGGGCCCGATGATGCAGGTTCGGAAATATGGGGCCAATCATAGATCCGTTGATTTTTTTCGCCAATGCTAGATAATGCGGGGTGTCTGGATGGTACGGAAGATACCGAACCTTTCCGCCTGCGCTTCCCTTCCCCATCACCCGGATGATTTGCCTGGCCGGGTCGAAATCTTCGAACCTGAGCCTCTGCATCTCGATCCTTCTGAACATCAGGTCGAGGCCAAAGTGAATGACGAGGATCTCCCGGCCCTCTGCTTCGAGGACCAATCTTGTGATATCCTCCTCCGATAGCCATCTCACACCTGGCCGTATGATAGGGGGCCATCTCAGAGCCATCTTCTCCAGGACAGAATTGCCGAAATACTTCAGGTAGGCTCCGAATATCGTCAGGTCCTGCTTTGTATACGGCATCTCCCCGGAATGATTGTCTCGAATATGGAGGATGGCTTCTTCCTCTACCCCAGAGACCCCGTTCCATAGCCCCGCATCTGCCAGCATCTGATGACACCTCCGCAGGCTCCGGGAATAGCCCAGAAGCGTCTCCCGGGCCATGCCCCGCCGTCTGCACCAGTCGAGATACTCCTCCATGCTCGCAGCGAACCGTCTGTTCGCTGTGGGCATCAATGACGACATCGTTCTTTCCCCCTTTAAGGCTTCTCTTCATGCGCGTGCCTCTACATCAGGTATGCATCATGCCCGGTTCTGTGGTGCTGGAGATCTTCTTTGCGAACTCCTCGGACTTGACCTGGCTCTCCTCGAGAAGACTCAGGATATTCACAGGCATGGCGATCTGGCTATGGAAGAAGACATGTTGCTCGGCGACCTTCAGGGCGGTCGTGGCTTGATGCGGAGAGAGGCCTTCCAACGCCTTCAGGATCTTATGGATGCGCTCTCTGATATCGTTAGTATAACCGCACAGTTCACGCTTCACATGGTCCTTATGCTCGAAGCGGCCACGCTGGATTTTTATGATATCTCCTCGCTCGACAGCTCGATAAAGCACTGCATAGGGAGACCTGCCGGGTGGCAGTTTGAGGACCTCCCCTATATCCTTGAGCCTATGACCCTTTCCATCCGTCGAGGGATTACTTTTCAACCATTCGAGGGCTTTCTGTGCCCACGACATCTTCTTTTCCTTGTCTTTCATAATATAATCCTCCTTGATTGATCCAGATGCAATTACAACGGCCCTCCGACGCTGGAGGGCCTCGATCTCGACGCCCATCCTGAGACATGATGCGAAAATGCCCGCATTCTTTCTATTACCAGCACCCACCTTTCGCAGGACAGGACACACATTGCATGTGTAAGTCGAGCGACACTCCCTGCCATCAATTGGACATTTAATCGGGAACTCATCGGTCAT